TGCCGCTGCGGCGCGGTGCCGACGGGTCGCTTGGCGTCAGTGCTGGGGGTGGCTCGGGCGTGACGATCAATATCTACAACAACACCAACGCCAAAGTGGAAACCAAAAAGCGGCAGACGCCCGGTGGCGGCATGACGACGGACGTGATCATCAGCCAGGTGGAGGATGCGCTGGCTGACCGGGTGAGCTCTGGTAGTGGTTCTTTGTTCGGCTCCATGCAGGACCGCTTTGGTCTGCGCACACAGGTAGGTTGAGATGCCTGCTTTCCCTGCCTACGTCAAGATCGGCTTCCCCAAGGGAGAAGACCCGGCGAGCGCTGTGATGCGCAGCGAGATGGAGCGCGGCGTGCCCAAGCAGCGGCGCATCAGCGCGGATGTGATGGTGACGCAGGAAACCACGGTGTATTTCGACACCAAGCAGCAGGCCATCGACTGGGAGACGTGGTTTTACACCACCATCAACGCCGGCGCAGACTGGTTTGACTGGCCGGATCTGCGCACCGGCGCCACGCGGCAGGCGCGCATTGTGGGCGGCAAGCCAGGCGCGCTGGTGCCGGCCACCGTGAACTGGGCCTATGCGCAGCGCACTTTCACGCTGGAATGGCTGAGGCCGACGCTATGACCGTCAGCACCACCACCGCGCGCAGGCTGCAAAAAGTCACCGACAACGGCGGCGTGCTGATGCTGCTGATGATCAACCACGCGAGCTTCAGCGCACCGGTGCGCCTGGTGAACGACACGCGCAACATCATCACGCTGGGCTATGAGTGGCTGGCGCTGCCGTTTTCCATCACGCTGCCGAACGACAAGGCCAAGGAAGTGCCGCGCGCCAAGCTGCAGATGGACAACGTGGGCCGGGAGATGACGGCCGAGCTGGAAGCTCTGCCGCCAGGCGCTTCGCTGAAGGCGACGATCACGATGGTGCACCGGTCCACCCCAGGCGTGATTGACTTCCAGTTTGCGGCGCCGCTGAGCGGCGTGCGGGTGGATGCCACCACCGTGTCGGCCACGATGGGCCGCGACGACATCATGCGCATGTCGGCCGTGCTGCTGCGCTTTGACCCTGCCACGGCGCCCGCGCTGTTTACCGAGTGACGGACATGGACGCCATGCTCGCCAAAGCCGAAAAATACGTGGGCATGCCCTACCTGGAGGGCGAGTTCGACTGTGCCGACCTTGCCGTGATGGTGCAGTGGGAGCTGTTTGACCGGCTGGTGGCCCTGCCAGCGCGCCGCAGGCGCCCGCGCGGGGCGATGGGCCAGGCGCGCGAGATCCACGCGCTGCAGGCTGAGCTGGCCGACCGGATCGACACGCCAGTGACGGGCTGCGGCGTGCTGATGTACGAACCGACCGAGCACGGCCAACGCTGGCACATTGGCACGGCCTTTGTGGTGGGCGGTGAGGTCTGGCTGCTGCACAACAGTTTCACGATGGGCTGCGCCTGCCTGCAGCGCCTGGCTGACCTGCAACGCTTTGGCGCAAGGTTGGACGGGTACTACACCTGGAGGGCGGCATGAGCGGCATGCCCGTTATCAACAAATGCGCCGGGACCAGCCTGGTGGTAACGCCGCACCCCATCACGCTGCAGGGCCAGCGCGTGTACCACGCCGAGCAGGCGCTGGTGCTGCCGGGTGAGCGCTTGAGCACCTTTCTGGCCCGGCACGGTGTGGAGCCCGGCCAGCAGTGGGTGGTGAGCCTGGGCGGGGTGGAGGTGCTGGAGGCGCACTGGCACCGGGTCAAACCCAAGCACGGCCATTTGATCGAGGCGCGGCGGGTGCCGGAAAAGCAGGTGCTGCAGATTGTGGCGATCGCGGCGCTGGCCTACTTCACTTTTGGTGCTGGCGGCCTGGGCGCTGGTGGGCTGTTTGCCTCGGGCGGCGCTATTGGCGGCGGATGGCTGGCCGCCGGCGCGGTGTACCTGGCGGGCAGCATGGTCATCAACAAGCTGTTGGGCCCGAAGCCCATAGCCGCCAAGCCGCCGGCCGCGCTGGCCAACAACACCAACAGCCCAAGCTACAGCTTGCAGGCGGGCCGCAACAGGGCGCGGCAGTTTGAGCCCATGGGTTTGATGCTGGGTCAGCCCTATTGCGTGCCGGATCTGGCGGCTCAGCCGTACACCTTTTTTGCCAATGGCGAGCAGTACCTGTGGCAGATTTTCCACTTCGGCATCAACTGCGCGAGCGTGAGCAACCTGCGAATTGGTCAGACCCCAATAGAAAATTACATAGGGGTGAAAACCCTCAGCGATGGGTTCTACGACAACAACACCGGCTTGCCGAATGTCACGGCCAACGTCGATAGCGTGGCCGGCGGACTGCTTGAGGCGCCTGCAGGCAATGGCCCCTACGTTACGCGAACAAGTAGCTCGCAAACGATTGTGCTGGAGGTCGATTTTGAGGCATCGCTTTATCGGGTGGACGGTCAAACCGGCGCGCACATCAGCAACACCTTGATTCTTAGTCTCCAGTACCGTCCAGCGGGCGGTGGTGACTGGTTGCCATTTCAGCAGTTCGGTGGCAGCGAGATCGCCTTCACCAACGCGTCGAGCAAGCCTTTGCGCCTTACCTATCAGCGCACGGTTCCGGCTGGGCAGTATGAGGTGCGGCTGAGCAAAGTCAGCGTCGATGAGAACAGCGGTGCGGCTGTCAATTCCGTCCAGTGGGGCGTGCTTAAAAGCTACCAGTTGGACGAAGGCAATTACCAAGGCCAGGCGCGACTGGCGGTGCAGGTGCAAGCGACTGGTCAGCTCAATGGCACGCTGGACGAACTGAACGCCGTGGGTACGGCCAGCCCGATGCCTTTCTGGAACGGCAGCGCCTGGGTGACCGCCACCAACCGCGACAACGGTCTGAGCAACCCGGGCGCGCAGATCCTGATGCTGGCGCGCGGCCTGCGCGACGGCACCGGCCGGCTGATTGCAGGTCTGGGCCTGCCGGACGATGAAATTGACATTGACGGGCTCAAGGGCTTCATGGTGTTTTGCACCGTTCACGGCTTCAAGTTCGACCTGTTTTTGCAGGAAAACACGTCGATCGGCGACCTGATCGAGTCGATAGCCGGAGCAGGCCTGGGCAGCCGCAGTGAGCACACGGGCAAGCTGGGGGTGATCTGGTTCAGCGATGCCCAGCCGGTTGAGGGCGTGCTGAACATGGCGACGATGAAGGCCAAGACCTTTGGCGTTGAATACAACACGCAGGAAACCGCGGACGAAATCGAGTTCCAGTACTTCGACCGGGCGCGCAATAACACCTGGAAGAGTGTGCGCGTAAGGGCACCTGGCGTCACGACACCGCAGCGCACGGCTCGCCAGCCTCTGCAGGGCGTGACGGAAGAGGGGCACGCCGCGATACTGGCGCGCTTCTCAATGGGCCAGAACATCTACCACCGCAAGACGGTGAGCTGCGATGTGGACCTGGAGCACATGACCTTCCGGCGCGGCACGGTGATGGCGCTGAGCCACGACCTGACGCGGTGGGGTTATGGCGGGCGGGTGCAGGCCGCGGTGAACAACGCCGGGATATTGACGCTGACGCTCGATGACCTGGTGCCGGCGGTGTCGCCCCTGGGCGCAGTGGCCCGCTATATCGGCCTGCGCATCACTGGCGAGGCTCAATACCGAATCTTCCCGGTGGCCGCTTTTGTGGGCAGCAGCCGCACCGTGACGCTGACCACGGCCTGGCCGGGCGGCGTGGCGGTGCCCGGAGACAGCGCCGACAACCCGGCGCATGACACGGTGTGGATCTACGACTTCAAAGCCACGCCGGGCCAGAAGCTGCGCGTGTCGGACGTGGGCCCGCAGGGCAACATGGACGGGGCCAAAGTGCAGCTGGTGCCGGAATCTGCCGAGTTTTGGGACTATGTGTGGAACGGCACTTACACGGCGCCCGGCAGCGGGTCGCTCCTCGGACGCGGTGCGCCCGTCGTTACCCGTGCCGTGGTAACCGAGCAACTGGCCCGCCAGGGCAACACCTTTTATGTCGAGCTGACGCTGACCTTTGACGTGACGGGCAACTTTGAGCGCGCCGAGCTGTGGGGTGCTGTGGCTGGTGGCCAGTTGCAGCGGCTGGCCAGCAGTTTTAACCAGCAGTTGAGCTGGCGCGGTGGTCTGCAGGAAACCTGGACGCTGGAGCTGCGCACTTACAGCGCCACCCGCTTGGGGACACCCTACCAGCTGACCTATGCGGTGCTGGGCCTGGCAGTAAAACCGCCTGACGTCGCAAATTTCAACATCCAAGGACAGACCCTTTCCTGGCCACCTGTCGATGCGGTTGATCTTGCTGGCTACCAAGTGCGGTTTAACTATGGCCAAAACACAGCCTGGGGCACCGGTACACCGCTGCATGTGGGGCTGATCACCGCCGCCCCCTGGACGCCCGAGATTTTCCCGACAGGCCAGATCACCCTGATGGTCAAGGCCCAGGACACCACCGGCAACCAAAGCGAGACCGCGGCAAACATCATTGCCAACCTGGGCGACGTGATTGTTGACAACCTGATCCTGACCTATGACGACAAGGCGGCAGGCTTTCCCGGCAGCAAAACCAATTGCGCGGTGGTTGCTGGCAACCTGCTCGCCGACGACTCTGGCGACTTGTTCTGGGGCGATGACGGCGGCAATTTTTGGGCGGGGGCCGACACCGACCTGTTCTGGCCAACGGCCACTTACCTGGCTATGTCGTACAGCACCGGCTACACGGTCAGCGCCATTGACGCCGGGTCACGCCTGACGCTGCTGACGAACATCGTGGGTAGGTCTTACACCGTCGAATACCGCTATGACACCAGCGGACTCTTTTGGGGCGCCGATGGCGACTATTTCTGGACCGATCCCGACTCAGATCCATTCTGGGTGCCACCAACCGAATGGCAAACCTGGCCGGGCGCTCTGGATGGCATTGCCGTTGGGCGGATCGAATTCCGCGTCACCGCCGAGGCTGGTGAAGTGCGCGGCGCCATCAACACCCTCGCCCTGCAATTTGATGTTGAAGACGAATTTGAAGAGATCAGCGACGTGGCAATCAGCGCACTGGGCAGCTACCTGCCGATCACCAAGTCGTACCGGTCAATTAACAACATACAGCTCACCTTGCAGGACGATGGCGGCACAGCCGCTACCGCCCTGTGGGTGAACAAACTCGCAACCGGCCCCTTGGTTGTTTGTGTAAATAGCGCCGGCATACAAGTGACCGGAAATTTGGACGCCCGCATCCAGGGTGTGAAAGGAAATTAAATGGCAGTAGATCTTCCAACATCAGCTAGCCTTACCGGCGCTGGCACCACCAGGGCTCAGCAAAAGCTCAACCTGGCCGCCTTGCGCGACTTCATGGCCAATTTGTTTGGCACTGACAGTTCGGACAAGGCGGCGGCGCGTGCAACGCTTGGTGTCGCCCCCCGAGCCACCCGAATCGACGTAGCCAGCGTTGCCGGAGCCGTTGACCTGACCACCGCAGCGCCAAACACCGACGACATCCGCATCACCGGATCGCTTGCGATCACGGCTTTCACAGTCGCGGTTGGTCGCGTCATTCGAGTAACCGCAGGCGGAGCTTTTACGCTGACCAGCGGTGCGTCGATTGTCACTCAGTCGGCCGCTGACATTTTGGTTGCCGCTGGCGACACGTTCTACCTGCGGGCAACCGCCGCCAACGTGGTCGAGGTTCTTTGCTTCTCCAGGGCAATCAACCGGCGTGTAGCGCAACGCCAGACCTCACAGAGCGGTGTATTCGCGA